AGAATTCCAAATGAAGGCGAAGGTGGTTTGCGTTTCAGAACAGGTGAACGTAAATTCTTGTTGCATGATAATCCATCAACTTCAGACTTAGATGCATCTACAACTTCAGCCGATGCAAGTTACTTTGCTTCAGGTCAGAAAAAAGTGATGCAGAATACTACTGTTTCGACAAGAGCAATCGGACTTATCCGTGAAACTGTTACTCAAAGAAGAACAGTGCGTAATGTCGTAAATAGAAGTACAAGTAGAAATGTTGTAGGAAGAAATGTAAGACGTTGGGTTGACCCAGTAGCACAGTCATTCTTGGTTGATGGTACTGTTCATCCTAATGGTATGTTTATCACTGCACTTGACTTGTTCTTCAGAAGCAAAGACGCTTCTCTACCTGTTCAAGTACAGATTAGACCTACACAAAACGGTTACCCAGACAGTTCTGCGATTATACCGTTTGCTGATGTTCTGATACAACCAAGCGCAGTTAATATTCCAAGTAATAGATTTGATAACGAAACTGTACTTGCTACACCTACAAGAGTAACTTTCGAAAGTCCAGTGTATCTTATTCCTGGCGAATATGCTCTTGTTGTGTTGACAAACTCAGCAAACTACGAAGTCTATGTTTCTGAAATGGGTGAGCAAATTCTAGGTTCATCTAAGCGTATTTCTGAACAGCCTTATGCAGGTTCATTGTTCAAGTCACAAAACGCTTCTACATGGACCGCAGAGCAATTAGAAGACTTGATGTTTAAGTTATATCGTGCGAAGTTTGATATTTCGCAAGTTGGTGAAGCAGTTCTAGGTCAGTATGAAATAGATGAGCAAGAACCATATCAAGCATTCTTGCCGCAAATCAATACAATCGATGATATTGATGCAGTATCAATTAATGCATCATATCTACCAACAACTGAGGCAGCCGCTGAACTTGACGATGATGCAGATAATGCATTAAGTACAACATATATTCCTTTTGAACCAGGCGAGACAGTATACACAAAAACTGAAAATATTGTCGGTCCAGAAGCAGGTACATTCTATCTGAGATATGAGTTAAGAAGTTCTGATGATACTGTATCTCCAGTTGTCGATGTTGACCCATCTTCTGTTCTATTCATTGACCAACAAATCAATAATGGTGACATTGAAGGTGATGATATCATCATACAAGACAAGGGTACTGGGTTTGACCCAGCCGACCCACCAAGCACAGACAATAATAGAATTATTGTTACGGGTACTGGTTCTGGTGCTGTTATTGAAGCACTAGTTGCAGATGGTACTGTTGAGGGTTATGATAGTGGTGATTTGTACGGATTTAATGTAATAAATGGCGGACAAGGATATGTTGAAACGCCTACAGTAACCGTTACAACAGAAAACCCAGGCGAAGTCGCTCCTAGTCTACTAGTATCAGGTGAGACAAACAAAGCAGGTGGTAACTCTATTGCGAGATATGTAACACGCCGTGTAACATTACCAGATGAGAGATTGTATTCTGACAACCTTCTGGTGACACTTACTGCAATCAAACCTCGTGGTTCACGCATTGAAGTTTACTATAAAGTTCTATCTCAATCTGACCCGACAGACTTTGATGAATTGAATTACACTCGCATGGAACTACAAGGGGACGTTGAAGAATTTTCTTCTACGATTGATGATGAAGTTATTCTTAATTTCAGACCCCTAAATAAAGATGCAGTAGAGTACACAAACCCAGACGGTGTAACATACGATAACTTTATTACTTTTGCAATTAAGATTGCATTGTATTCAGAAGATAAAGTCAATGTTCCTATCGTCAAAGATTTGAAATCTATTGCAGGTAAAATTTAAAGATGAAAAACATGCTATCAGTTGAAACAATCGGAATTAGTGATGGTGAATTGCATGGCGTTGCTGAAAGACCCAACTATTTGCGGGATTCAGAAACAAAAGCATTGTTTATTGTCGATGAAAAAGCACTTGCAGAACACGAAGAACGCAAGATGAAAAAGAGAAGAGAGCAAGATTATATGACTAAAGTAGATAAAGTCGAAAATGACCTCGAAGAAGTCAAACGCTTGTTATCTGTCCTTATAAATAAAGTAGATAATAAATAATTTATTAAGATAACAGGAGAAAACCATGATTGCTCTTATTACCAATCAAAATTCCATTACACAATGGTATACTAGAACCAACGATATTATTAACGTTGTAAACACATTGAATGCAGATGGTGCTATCACCACTGTCCGAATTGCTGATGAGGCTGTACAGAGTTCAAAATTGGCAGATGACATTAACATTAGAGGTACGCTTAGACTACAAGACGAAAATATCTTAGATATTATCACTGCGTATGCTACCGCACTTTAAACATTTTAGGGGATTATAAGGAATGGCAAAGAAAATTATTTCACAAGAATTCTTTACAGTCAATAAGGCTGAAAGAGAAATTGTGTTCGATGGAAATATTGGGTTCAACCAGTTTCTACTCGTCACAAACTTAACAAAAAACAAACCAGCATACCAGTTCAACTCAGCAACTTATGGTGCGATTGCCGCAACATTTGATGAAGAGACTGAAACAACATCACTACTTCTAAAGTACGATATCGAAGCAGATGAAGACTTTGAAGATGGTGATGAGTATCAAGCAATTATTGAGGTTGCTGAAACTGAATTTATGCCAGCGGAATCATTGCTTGATGCCGTAGGAAAACTTCGTGTTTCAAACCCAGCAAACTTGATTGATACTGACTTTGAATACGGTCTGCAAGCAACCAAGTGGGAAACACTACAGACAGTTAATAACATCCCTACAGTATACTCGACTTCTGGTGATACACCAGTTGAAGGTATTATTAATGTTGAGGCTGTTATTGGTTCTAAGCAGGTTAAAGTTACATGTAACACGCCACACAATCTATCAATTGGTAATCCGCTTTCTGTTCAAGGTCTAACTGACTATCAAGCAGAAGGTTACTTCTCAATTTCTGGTGTACCTGATTCCCTAACATTCTTCTTTGAACTTGATGTTCCTGCAACGACTGCTGGTGATATCTCTGGTTCATACACTACAATTGTTGCCGCTAAATTCTTCGAAGGTTCTCCCCTAACCCTAATCGAAGAAGGTGGTGCGTTGACAGATGGTGCTGACCAGTCTTCGGTTACAGTAACTACAAAAGAAACTCACGGTTTCTCCCCTAGAACTAAAGTGTATCTAAGAAACTCTGTTGGACCTAAGCGTTTGCAGATTGCAAACCCTGCAGGTAATGCTCCTGACGGACGTCCTTACATTGACAATACACCTTTCTTCAACACAACTTCAACTATTAACGCTGTTGGGGATTCTGGTCGTCCTGATTATAGAACAAAAAATCTAGTCGCATATGACTGGGAACCTACACATGTAAAATATTTGACTTCGGCTGATGTTGATACATCAACAGACCAAATTACATGGACTGGTCACGGAATGTATGACAAATATTGTCTATTGTTCAACACCCCATTCCAAGGTCAAACAAATATGGGCATCGAAGATGGTACTGTATTCTTCGTCAAAAAAATTGACGACAATATCATCGAACTTCATACAACTGATGCTTTGAATAGTAAACAGGACTTGACTGCCGTAATTGATACTTACGGTCTACCTCGTGTTGGTCTAGTATATAAGATTGATTCCACATCTGGTAATACTCGTTATACTCCATATTACACTGCAACACAAGTTTCAGGTAACTATAACACTGGTTATCTAGGACAGGTTAACTCAGGTCAAACTAGAAGTTTCTTTATTAACTTGACTAGTCTTGTGGGTCCTGCTGTTGCACTTAACTCATACGTCAATTTCTATCAGACATACTATACTGGTGACCGTAACTCTGGTCACGAATACTATCAAGTTTACTGGCCTGATGGTTCAAACCAAAGACACGCTGGTCGTGGACGAAATTCTGGTACAGAGAATATTTCTAAAAACATGACTGGTCACCTGTCAACTTCAGGTGCAAGCGTCGGTGTTGCAATTCAGATTTTCTCTCGTTCAGGTGGTTCTGGTAACCAAGGTTTCCGTGTAACTGTTCAATCGCAGTCCAACACAAATGATACTGACCATTCTGGTTACGATTTAACTCAAAATACTTATGGTATTGGTGGGTCTAACCCAGAACGTGTTATTGGTTTCCAAGGACGATTACCATCAAATACATCGTTTACGAATAATGACCAGTTCTCTAACTTAGGTAATCAGCGAACAAATGGTCGATACGGTACAATTACACCTCAATACTCTAACACAGTAACAGGCGGTGGCGGTAACGGTTCATTTACGATTGATTATAATAACTCAGGCACTAGTACGGTTTCTGGTAATGAAGTTTTCTATGTCTTTGCGAACTTGTTGAGTATTGATAAGAATACTATATACGACCCGGACCATGGTATTGAAGATGGACAGACAGGTACTATCAATGTCACTACTTCAAACTATAATGCAGGTGAACGCTTTGCATTCTCAGATAACAATGGTACTACAACAACTATTGATGCACAGCAAGTACCTGTAACATTCAGTGTCATTTCATCTGACTTGTTCCGTGTTGCACTTGATGAAGCACCAGGTACAGATGATATTCAAAGATTCCCGCAATCATTTGAAGTAACTTATCGTAAGATTAACGCTTTGTATAATACAGTATACATTGCTAACCACAAAGTTACTGGTAATGCGGAAGCAACATATCAAGTTGAAGGTCTCAATGAAGATGCACCTACAGTTTACGCTGTTACATCTGAAGGTACTGAAGACTATATCTTTAACGCAACTAAGTTGCCTAGTGATAGTGCAGACCCAACTCTTATTGTTTATCGTGGACTAGATTATCAGTTCTCAATGGATGCTCCAGGTTTTGAATTCTATATCACTACTGATGACGGTACTGGTTATGTTGAAGATTCCTATGTTGGTGAATACACAACTAACGTTTCTGGTTCTCGTACAGCAAGCGGTGTAATTACTTGGACTGTAGATGCTACTGCTCCAGATACTCTCTACTATAGAGGTAATGGCGGTGACATGCAAGGTGTTATTGAAGTTCGTGACCAAGGTACAGCAATCGGTGGCTTGTCAAACGATGTTGTTTACAACCTAACTCGTGTAAATGATTCCCGTCTTTCAGTAGCACAGACAGTATCTACTGATGCAGAGGGTGTAACTCCCGCAGTTGGTCGTACAAACAACAACACAATCACAGAATTCATTGATATTCAAACTGCTCTAGGTGTTACGCCTACTGCGGCAACAATCACTGGTGTCGAATATCGTGGTGACTTTGGACGAAGTAATGAATACGTTCTTATGTCATTTACTGATGGAGAATCATTCTTCATTGGTCAACGTAATGGTACAGATAGTTCGGTATTCGCAAAAGATGAATTCTTCCCAACTAAAGACGTTACAAATCTACTTGTAGATAATGGCGGCAACTTGGGTGTCAACGTAACATTTGACCCGACTTCACAGGTTAACTTCTCTCCATCTGGTATGTCCAACTGGTGGGAAATTCGCTTCACTGTAATTGGTGATAGTGGTTCTGTTGTACTAGGCAGTGGTGGTCTTGGTCTACAAGAATTCGTTGTTGAATCCTTGACTGGTGCGTATGATGGTGTGTTTGAAATTATTGATACACCAACTACAAACTCATTTAAACTCGCTACAGACTTTACAATTCCTGCAAGGAAATATTCATTTGCAACTACTGAAGTAAGTGCCGCTAACGATACTATTACGTTTGCAGATAAGCATAACCTAATTCCAGGTGAACTTATTACTTATGACCCAGGTGCAAACGAACAGTTCATGTCACTTGAAGCATATACTGCAAGAGAAGGTCAGTTTAATGTTATCGTTGTTGACGATACAACAATTAAACTCTCGGACTCTACTTTGTCTGCAAGTAATGGTGTCGCAGTTGATATCTCAGACCCAACAGGAACTCACCAGTTGATTTCATCTAACATTATCAAAAACTCACAAGGTGATGGTTTGGTATCAATTATTGTAGGTGAAAATACTATTCAAGGTAACGGTACTAACTTCCTAACTACATTCAAGCGTTTTGATAAAATCTACATCCAAGAAGCAACACAAGTGCGTGAATATACTGTAGATACTATCACTACAAATGAAAGAATGACAATACAAGAGAGTGCTGGTTTCTTCTCAACTATCACTGACACAGAATTCTTCTACCCAACACAAATTATGTTGCGTCCAGATGGATTCTCACTACACAAGTCATTTGATGGTGGTGTTGATATTACTGCTGGTACTTCGCCAGACAGTAAGATTATCAGACAATCTCGTAAATACTTCAGATATCAGTCTGGTAAAGGTATTCAGAACTCATTTGCTATCAACTTCAATCCACCAAAGATTGTACAACAGTTGATTAAAGCATCGGGCTTGACTGCTACTGTTACCACACAAGAAGCACATAACTTGAAGGTAAATGATGAAGTTAAGATTGAGGGTGCAGAAGTATCTTACGGTATTAACACTTACAATGGTATCTTCCCAGTACAAACAGTTGTAGATGACTTTACATTCATATATGAAATGGAAGAAACTCCAGACCAATTGAAAGCAGAAGGTTTCCCGACATATGTGAGAACTGGCTGGTCTGATAGTTACATCCGTGCAGGTATGTTTGATGACCAAAACGGTTTCTTCTATGAGTATGATGGTATTGACTTGTTGGCAGTAAGACGTTCTTCAACTCTACAGTTGGCAGGTACAGTAAACTCAACTCGTGGTTCGCAAATCATCACTGGTAATAATACTTCATTCACAACTCAGATTTTCAACGGAGACAAGATTGTTATTCGTGGTCAGTCTTATAAAGTTGTTGAAGTATCATCCGACTTGAAACTTGTTGTTCAGCCTGCTTATCGTGGTGTGTCTGCTAGAAACGTTAAAATTACGAAGACAGTAGATACTAAAATTAAGCAAAAAGACTTCAATATCGACAGGTGTGACGGTAAAGGTCCATCAGGTTTTGTTCTTAACTTGACCAAAATTCAGATGGCATATGCTGACTACTCTTGGTACGGTGCTGGTAAGATTAGATTTGGTTTCAAAGACCAAAAAGGTCACGTTGTTTATGTACACGAATTCAAGCACAACAACCGCTTGAATGAATCCTACTTCCGTTCTGGTAACTTGCCTGGGCGCTATGAGATTGAAAACGGTCCAAACGCAACTACTGCGCCAACACTGTTCCACTTCGGTACTTCAATCATCATGGACGGTACATTTGATGACGATAAAGCATACCTCTTGACTGCAAACTCTCGTCCGTTCGCATTTACTAACGGTGCATCGTTCACATTCAATTCAACAGGAATTTCGACATTCGACCTTGTTACGCTGAATGGTAAACGTGTATTCGTATATGCAATCCCGGTTGCAGAGAGTGATGCACAAAGTGTTAAAGTTGGTACACTAGTTCGTGACCCATCAAACTCAGCACTACCAGAAGGTACATACATTACACAGGTTAAAGTTGACGGTGCAAACAGTAAAATCTTTACTTCTCACCCTGCAACTGCTACAGAACCAGGTGGTGCGACTTTCCCAGACATTGCAAGCGCAAGTGTCATTACATTGGGTGAGACAACAGCAATCGAATTGACACAGCCACTACCGCTGATTTCAATTAGACTTGCACCTTCTGTTGACAGTTCATTGACAGGTAAACTAGGTGAGCGTGAGATTATTAACAGAATGCAGATGGCACTTAGACAGGCTGGTGTTACTTCTAACGAAGACGTTGAGATTTTCCTAATTCTTAACGCACTACCATCCAGACTAGACTTTTCTGATGCAGATAAACCATCGCTCTCAGAGATTATTGAACACGTTGCTGGTGATACACTACAAAACGGTACAACAATCTACTCACTGAAAGCGTCTGCAGGTTCTGTTGAGATTGACCTTGGCGAAATTCTCGAACTTGGTAACTCAATCTTGGGTGGCGACGGTATCTTCCCTGCTGGTCCTGACTTGCTAACACTAGCAGTTCAGCCTCAGTCAACTACAGGAATTGGTGCATCAACACCGTTCTTCGTAACTGGTAAGATTACTTGGACTGAATCCCAAGCCTAAGAAAGCAAAGAGAGAGGGGGTCAAACCCCTCTCTTCATATTTGCTAGTGTGGTGGTTCTTTGTGAACTAAATATATGTAGATATGTAAAACTTAGGACAGGAAAAGATTATGCCAGCACCAACAGATAGAGCAACATTTAAAGAATACTGCCTCCGTAAGTTAGGCAAAGGTGTCGTGCAAATTAACGTCTCAGATGACCAAATCGAAGACAGAATTGATGACGCACTAGAATATTTTCAGGATTATCATTCTGATGCAACCACTCGCACATACATTAAGCACGAAGTAACTCAAGCAGAAATTGACCAAGCATATATCACCCTAAGTGATGAGGTGACTTCGGTTGTTCGTGTTTTGAGTATAGATGATGCTTCATCTTCTTCAAGCATGTTTGATGTGAGATATCAAATGCATTTAAACGATGTGTTTGACTTTACTTCAGTAAGCGCAAGCGAATTCACAACTATGCGTGGGCATCTATCGATGTTAGATGACCTGTTTAACGGTGTCACACCAATTCGCCACGAAAGACATACAGACAAGTTGATGATTGATTTCTCATGGACTGACAATTTGAATGCAGGTGATTACATTATCATTGAAGCATTCAAAATCTTAGACCCTACTGTAAATACTCAGATTTGGAACGACAGATTTCTTAAAGAATATGCTACTGCACAAATCAAAGAACAATGGGGTATGAATGTTTCTAAGTATGAAGGTATTCAGTTACCTGGTGGTGTCACAATGAATGGCGCAAGAATACTTGAAGAAGCAAAGCAAGAAATCACAGAACTTGAAGAGCAAATGCAATTGAAGCATGAATTGCCAGTTGATTTTATGACAGGATAATGACACATGGCAACAAATCAGTATTTCAATTTTTACACAAATACAGAAGAGCAATCTCTTACTAATGACCTCATAGTAGAAAGTCTTCAGATATACGGACACGATGTAAGATATTTACCTCGTGAATATACGCATGTCGATGACATTTTTAATGAAGTAAGAAACTCATCTTTCACTAATGAATTTACAATCGAAATGTATATTCAAGGTGTTGATGGTTTTAGTGGTGACGGTGACTTGCTATCTAAGTTTGGTGTAGAGATTAGAGACACACAAACATTTGTTGTTGCAAACACTCGCTTTGAAGAAGAAGCAACTACTGCTTCTATTGGTTTTACTAAACCTAGAGAAGGCGACTTAATCTACATGCCATTGACTGACCAGTTGATGGAAATCAAACACGTTGAAGATGAAGAAGTATATTACCAACTCGGTAAAACATACGTTTACAGACTTTCAACAGAATTCTTTGAATACTCAGAAGAAGAGTTTGATACTGGTGTCACTGAAATTGATGATATTCAGACAGATAACGAATATACAATTCAGTTGACTATGGGTACTGGTTCAGGTACTTTCCAAATCAATGAAGAAGTATATCAAGGTGCAGACCTTGCAAATGCTATTGCGAAAGCAGAAGTAACTGATTGGAATGAACCTAGTCTTATACTAACAGTACGAAATATTGTGGGTAATTTTGGTACTGGTGCTAATGTTATTGGAGACACTTCGGGTGCTACATATAATCTAGGTGTCAAAGAGACGATGGTATTCCCAGAAACGACAGAAGCAGATAATAAAGTTTATGAGACTAACCCAGATAGCGTTATCGACTTCTCAGAAGATAATCCATTTAGTGAGGACTTTTAAATTATGGCACTAGGGCATACATTTTATCACGCAAGTATTAGAAAAATGGTTATCATTATGGGTAACCTATTTAATAATATTAATTTAAGACGCTTTAATTCTGATGGCTCTGAAAAAGAGAGATTTAGAGTACCTATTAGTTATGGACCAAAACAGAAGTTTCTTGCACGATTAGAGAGTAATGGTAATGACCAAAACGGTGCAATTACTTTGCCTCGCATGGCATTCGAAATGGATGGCATGACATATGACCCAGAGAGAAAACAAAACTCTTTGAATGTTATTAAACAAGCAGATGGCGACGGCGCAGTTAAATACACATATGCACCCGTTCCATATAATTTCGACTTCTCGTTATACATAATGGTAAAGAATGCAGAAGATGGTACTCAGATATTAGAGCAAATTCTTCCGTACTTCACGCCACATTTTAATGTGACAATTAATGAATTCCCAGACTTAGGTATTACAAAAGATATTCCCGTAATCTTAGGTTCATTAACACAAGAAGATGTTTATGAAGGTGATTTTGAAGCAAGAAGGTCTATTGTTTGGACACTAACATTTACGCTGAAGAGTAATATTTACGGTGCAGTCCGTGATGGTAAAATTGTTACTAGCGCACAAGTTGCTACTGTACAGCAAACTACAGACATGACTGGTACAGAAGGCATAACAGCGACAGACCAGACACTAGTTGCGACAGACCCTAATGGTTTAGATACTGGCGACTATGGATTTACAGAAACAAGAGCGGCTGGTACTGATTTAGAACCTGAATAATAAGTGAGACTATAAAATGAGCAAGAAGAGTGTAGAAGAGAAACTAGAAGATGCGTTGAATATTACTACTGACATAGTAGAAGCGCAAGAAGTTTTGCCACCACAAGTCACAGAAGACACGGGCGAAAAAAACGAAGACTTCGCAAAAGCAAGACAAAATATTGCAACTCTCATTGAAAAGGGGGAGAGTGCGGTTGATGGTATCTTGCAACTCGCAAAAGAGAGTGAACATCCTCGTGCATACGAAGTAGCATCTACACTAATCAAAACAATGGTTGAAGCGAACAAAGAGTTGCTTGACGTACACAAGCAAAAGAAAGACCTAGAAAAAGAAGACTATCAAGGTCCATCAAAAGCAGTACAGAACAATACTGTATTTGTAGGTAGCACAAAAGAATTACAACAACAATTGCTTCAACTCGCAAAAGGTGCGAGAACAACGGATGAGTGATAATTATTTAGGCAATCCTAATCTTAAAAAAGCAAACGTTGAAACAGAGTTTACACAAGAACAAATCAACGAATGGGTTAAGTGTGCAAATGACCCAGAGTATTTCATTGAAAACTACGTTAAGATTGTAAACGTTGATGAGGGATTCGTTCCATTTGTTCCTTACGAATTTCAAAAAGACATTATCAATAAAGTACAAGATAACAGATTTGTTATCTGTAAAATGCCTAGACAGTCTGGTAAAACTACTACGATTGCGGCACTACTATTACACGCAGTATTGTTTAATGAAGAATACAGCGTTGCTATTCTAGCACATAAACTAGCACAAGCAAGAGAAATTCTTTCTCGTATTCAACGTGCATATGAAGCACTACCAAAGTGGTTGCAACAAGGTGTCGTAGAGTGGAATAAAGGTAATATTGAACTAGAAAACGGTTCTAAGATACTATCATCTGCTACATCTTCATCTGCTATTCGTGGTGGTTCATTTAACCTAATCTACTTAGACGAATTTGCGTTTATTCCAGGCAATCTACAAGACGAATTCTTTGCATCTGTATATCCTACAATCTCATCTGGTAAGACTACTAAAGTATTAATTACATCGACACCTAATGGTCTGAACATGTTCTATAAACTATGGGCAGACAGTGAAAAGGGTCGCAACTCATATAAGAGAGTAGATGTACACTGGTCAGACATACCAGGACGTGATGAGAAATGGAAGAACGAACAGATTGCAAACACTTCAGAAGACCAATTTAGGGTTGAATTTGAATGTGAATTTATTGGTTCATCAAATACATTAATTCCTGGGTCAAAACTACGTTCTTTAACTTTTGAAAAGGCTAAATATACTAAGGATGGTACTTCAATATTTGAAGACCCAACAGAAACAGGTGCATATGCGGTTATCGTAGATACATCAAGAGGTACAGGTGCAGATTACTCTGCTTTCTGTATTATTGATGTTTCAGTGATGCCATACAAAGTTGTTTGTAAGTATCGCAGTAAAAACATATCACCAATGTTGTATCCGCAAGTGATTAAAGCGGCGGCGACTAGATTTAATGAAGCCTATGTGTTAGTTGAAGTCAACGATGTAGGTAGTCAAGTCGCTGACATATTACACCATGATTTGGAATATGAAAATCTGCTCACCGTTGCACAAATGGGTAGAGCGGGACAGCAAATTGGTGCTGGGTTCGGTAAGAATGTCTCTCTAGGTGTGAAAACATCTAAATACGTTAAGAGGATTGGTTGCCAAACTCTGAAAGATTTGATTGTGAGTGACCAACTCATAGTGAATGATTTCGATATATTATCAGAGTTAAATACATTTGTAAGTAAAGCACAGTCATACGAGGCTGAACCAGGTTCACATGATGACTTAGTAATGTGCTTAGTTCTTTTTGGTTGGATGACAACTCAAAAGTATTTTAAAGAACTTACAGATATGGATTTTAGACGCAAACTTGAAGAATTCAATAAAGATATGATTGAAGATGAATTGACCCCATTTGGATTTATTGATGATGGCGTACCGACTGAGAGTACATTTAAAGATAATTCAGGACAAGTCTGGTCAACAGACGAAAAACTGACATGGGGGAATGATTGGTAATACTAAAAGTAAGAAGAATACTAAATAGTCATATAAATAATAATATGAGTAAAACCATATTCTTCAACTAAAAAAATGATTAATCTAAAAAGGAGAATGAAATTATGCCATTTCAACTAAGTCCAGGTGTTAATGTCACAGAAATTGACTTGACAACCGTAGTACCCGCTGTTGCGGCGACTGGTGGTTGTATCGCAGGTGAGTTTGGATGGGGTCCAATTATGGAGCGCAAACTACTCGGAACTGAAGATACTCTTGCTAATATGTTCGGCAAGCCAACAAACGCTACAGCGATTCCATTTTTCACCGCCGCCAACTTCCTCGCATACGGTAACAGCCTACAAGTTGTTCGTGTGGAGCAAGATGGTCAACTTAACGCTTCCACAGATGGTGCTGGTCTACTCATCAAAAACGATGAAGACTGGGAAAACAACTTTGAAGGCGGACAGGCAAACACACAAGACCTTTACTTCACAGCAAAACATGCTGGTGTAATTGGTAACTCACTAAAAGTATCTATCTGCCCATCTGCAAACGCATTTGAGCATACACAAACTGTAGATACAGTAGGAACTGCATTGACACTAACAGATGCAGATGACTTTATGGCTGTAGGTTCACTTATCATTCACGCAGGTGAAACTAAGACTGTAACCGCAGTAGACGCAACAGGCGCAACACTAGACAGTGGATTTTCCGCAGATTTAACTGCTACTGAAGTAACAGTACAGTGGGAATATGCAACATCTTTTGATGGCAAGCCTGGAACTTCACCATATGCTGAAAAGCGTGGCGCATCTAACGATGAAATTCACGTTGCAGTAATTGACGAAGACGGAGAAATCTCTGGCACTAAAGGTCAAGTAATCGAAGTATTCCCATTTGTATCTAAAGCGCCGGGCGCATTGAATGCAGATGGTTCAACTAATAACTACAAAATTGCAATCGATAGACGTTCAAACTGGATTCGTTGGGTAGACCACGATATGGGTGCGAACACTTGGGATACAGCCGCGGCATCTGGCGTGGACTATAACTCAACAGCAATTAATGTAGCAAGCACATGGTCACTAGACGGTGGTGCAGACGGTGCCGTAGCAACTGATGCAGAAATTATCGCTGGTTACGACATGTTTGCAAATGCAGAAGAAGTTGACGTATCACTCATCTTGGGTGCAGACGCTAACCAAACAGTTGCACTACACTTGATTTCTATTGCTGAAACCCGTATGGATTGTGTAACATTCCTATCACCTGAGTTTACAGATTGTGTCAACAATGCAGGTAGTGAAGCCGCTGATATTGTAGAATTTAGAAATCTACTCCCATCATCTTCATATGCAATGCTTGACGGTAACTGGAAGTATCAGTATGACAAGTACAATGACGTATATCGTTGGGTACCATTCAATGGTGATGTTGCAGGACTAGTAGTACGTTCAACAGACCAAAGAGACGCATGGTGGTCACCAGCAGGTTTCAACCGTGGTGGAATTAAGAATGTTGTTAAAACAGCATGGTCACCAAGCAAGACTTTCCGTGATGAATTGTACAAAAACGGTATTAACCCAATCTTGGTATTCCCAGGCGAAGGTTGTATCTTGTTCGGTGATAAGACGCTTCTTGCGAAGCCTTCAGCATTCGACCGTATCAATGTTCGTAGACTGTTCATCGTACTTGAAAAAGCGATTGCTACTGCCGCTAAATACTCACTATTTGAGTTTAACGACCAGTTCACTCGTTCACAATTCAGAAATCTAGTCGAACCGTTCCTGAAAGACGTTCAAGGTCGCCGTGGTATTTACGACTTCCGTGTTGTTTGTGACGAAACAAATAACACTGGTGAAGTTATTGATAGAAATGAATTCATTGGCGATATTTATATCAAGCCAGCGAAGTCTATCAACTTCATCCAGTTGAACTTTGTTGCAGTAAGAACTGGCGTAGACTTCTCTGAAGTTGTAGGTCAATTTTAAGAATAATTAACAAAGTAAACTAAGGAGAAAACACATGGCATTTGCAATTGACGAATTTAGAGGACAATTGACTGGTGGCGGCGCTAGAAGTAACCTTTTTGAATGTGAAATGACAAACCCTTATGGGGGAGACAACCAAAAATTCACATTCATGGCGAAAGCATCGCAACTACCAGGAGATACACTAGGTGTTATCGAAGTACCATACTTCGGTCGTACTATGAAAGTCCCAGGAAACAGAACATTCGCAGAATGGACTGTAACAGTAATAAATGACGAAGATTTTAACGTAAGAACAGGTTTGGAGCAATGGATGGCGACTATCAACTCGCACATTCTAAACATTGGTACTCCATCACCACTATTGCAGAAATCTATCGGAACTATCAAGCAATTTTCAAAAGATGGTTCGACATTGAAGACTTACAATTTTGTAGGTATCTTCCCTGCCGATATCTCACCTATTGATGTTGCTTGGGATTCCAATGACACAATTGAAGAATTCACAGTTACATTCCAGTATGACTACTGGACTGATATCAGTAACGGTGTAATCTAAATCTAAACCAGTTCTAGGGGGTCTATAAATAGTATTAGTAGGCTCCCTAGAATAATTTAGATAAAGGTATAAAATAGTATGGCAAAGTTATTTGGATTTGAAATAAACAGAGTTTCAGGCGAAGAAACTCCACCTTCGTTTGTAGCACCGACTAGTGATGACGGCGCTACTGAAGTTGCGGGTGGGGGTGCGTTTGGCACTTACCTTGATTTGGAAGGTACTGCTAAGAATGAAGCAGACCTTATTAGTAGATACCGTGAAATGGCGTTACAGCCAGAATGTGAAGCGGCAGTTGATGATATTGTTAATGAAGCAGTTGTACAGGAAGATGAAGATGTACCTGTCTCATTAAATTTAGATAGAGTTGACTACAGCGCAGGTGTAAAGAAGAAGATACACGAAGAATTTCAGAATGTTTGTAGACTATTAGATTTTAATAACTATGGTTCAGACATTTTTAAGCGTTGGTATGTTGATGGTAGATTGTACTATCACAACGTAATCGACACAAAAAGCCCTCAAAAGGGGTTAACAGAATTAAGATATATCGACCCACGAAACATTAAAAAAGTTCGTAAGGTTGTAAAAGGAAAAGACAAAGACACTAACGTAAGTATCTTTGAAGAAGTAGAAGAATATTTCGTATATAATGAAGACGGATTGACTGGTGCAGAAAAGGGAGTAAAAATCGCTCCTGATAGTATTACATACTGCACATCGGGTTTGCT